AGAGATAGAGATAACGCTTCGGTCAGGTCGAGGGTATCTTTGATCGAGTAGCCAAGCTGGCGCATCGGTTCCGCCGACTGGATCGCAATCTCGGAGACCTGGTTGATCGATTGATAGCTGTTGTGTGCGACCTGCTTTGATCGCTCCATCGCATAATTAAATTCCTGCTGGCTCTGCGTCGCCAGTTGCATCCGCGCCGATAATTGCCCGGCGCGGTCGGCGGCCTGTAGAAAACTTGCAGCCAAGCCTTTTGCAACACTCAATGATGCGAACGCCGCCACCGAGCCAAAGGCGAGTTTGGCCGCAGCGCCGAGTTTTCCGACATTGCGTTCGGCGGCGCTGGCGGCAGTACCGATATTCGATAATCCCGCTGCGCCCGCGCGCCCGGATGCGCCCGCCGCCTTGCCCAGGTCATTCACCGCCGCTTTGGCCTGCTTGACCGGCGGAATGAGGCCGCTGTTATCGGCCTGCAATCTCAAGGTGACTTGGCTTTCGCTCACGGATTTACGCCTTGCTGGAATACACGCGGGCGGTTTCTTCGCTCATGATCTTGATGCCCGCCACCAAGTCATCGTCTGGCGTGATACGCAATAACCCGCACGCGGCCTGTAATTCCAGTGCGGAAATGCCCAGATAAACCGGTGCGTGCATACCGGTGATAAAGTTTGGCTGGCAGTGGCGAAATACGCTCACCGTGTCCCAGTTATCGTCCAGCACTTCAATGATGGTTACGCCACCCTGTGATGCGCCGGTCGCACCGCTTAAAAACGTGTCCACGCTCACCTCGCCCTGCGGGCGCGGTAATACCTCTCCGTCAACGCGCCCGCTCAGCGCCCGCGCGACGGCCTCAAGTTTTTTACCCGCGCCTGCCCGAAGTGTTCAAAATAATCCCCGATAATCGCCATTTGCAGATACCCGCTCCACGGGCCATCCAGCACGGCAGCCAGCGCATCCGCGCCGCTTAGCGGCTGGCCTTTTTCATCTCCCAGCCCGTCCACCGCGATAACAATCCGTTCGATACACTGGCGGTCACTGATCTCCTGTTGTACGAGCGCGGCCACCTCTTCGCGCGGCAACAGGTGAAAGCGCACATTCAGCGTGCCTTCGTTATGTTTGCCCACATCATCGGTCGGCAGGCGAACGCTAACAGGCAAGGTAATGGCGCTGGTTTTGGAGAGTTTCAACATGGGTTTAACCTTGTTTCAATTGCTTTTGATATGCCCCTCTCCCGGAGGGAGAGGGGTTGGGGAGAGGGCGGTTTTTGCTGTTACAGCGAGGTATCGCCAAATTCCAGATAAAACTCATCGCCGCCGCTGCTGGACGGGATGCAGCGACCGCTGAGTTCCCAGCCATAATCGCCGTCAATATCAATTTCATTGACCTGTTCGATTTGCCCGCGAATCCCCAACTCGCCATAGCGGTTGTTGCCCTCATTGAGGCGCAGGGACACCGTGAGCGTGCGTCCGGTATCGCGCACCTGCCACGGGTTAAAATCAGCCAGCGAGGTTTTGGCAATCCGGCACGTCCACGTCGGCTGGCGCGCAGTAATCCCCGTCTCGCGGTGCGAGGTATATTCGCGCGGACTGATTTGATTGCCGGTATCCAGGGTGAGCGATTTTGCCCACACCGTCAGTGCCGCGCCGCCCGCCACCGTGACCAGCGTGGTGGTATTGCCCGCGCTGGCAATCACCGGCACCGTATCGGGCAGCGTAATTGTGGGAAGCGGTGCTTCTTCCACATCGTCATAATCACCCTCAACGCGCACATTGGCTTTAAAGCGCTGGCCGATTTCCAACGTGACCGCGCTCAATCCGTGCCGCGCCCCGGCCACTTTCTTGAGTGTCCCGGCGTGATGCCAGTACGCATCGCTGATCGCAATTCCCTCGCTGACCGGAGTGTATCTCGTGGTTTTGGCCGTGGCGTTTTTGACCGTGGTGAATCCGGCGGGCAACAGCGCGGCGTGAATATCGGCGTCGCTGCCCGTGGTTTGACCGGGCGTTGCGGGCGCATATAACTCAATCTCGCCCTCGATAAACGCGCGTTTATTCGCCACGCCAAACGGCGCGCCGCCGTAGAACGGGCGATCCAGCGGGCGCTCGATGACATCAATCTCGGTCCCGGACTGGCCGTTGAACAACATCACCCCGTGCAGTGTCGGCGCCGGCACAACAGCGGTATCCGGGTTTGTCCGCAACGCCAGCAGCAGCCCGCGCCGGGTAAAAGAGGTTAAATCAGGCTGGGCCATCGGTCAGTCCTCGGAAGTTGTTTTATTCCGGCGTTTGGCCGGGGGAAGAGGTGGCAGCGATATGGGGAGGGGGTCGCCGTCTACGTCGCTGCCAGTGACGGCCTTCGGGTGATGTGTGTCGGGCTGGCTGATATCGACAAACTGCCCATCAATGACGTGCCAATCGCCGTGGCGTGTCGGATGTTGGATATTCACGGCGCGGCCTCGGTGTGAATGCGGTAACTCGTTTGAAAATGCTCTTGTCCGGCCAGCCAGCCCGCGCGGTAGCGGTCATCGCGCCCACTCATCAATGTCAGTGCCTGAAAGGCGCTGCCCGGCGTCCAGCCAATGAGCGCGGCGCGAATCTGCGCGGTGAGTTCATCGGCTTTTTCGCGTGCGCCGCTGCCGCGTTTTTCCCCGGCAACGCTGCGCACAAGACGAATGATTTTTACCGTCACATCGACGTTTTGAATCGTCGCCTGTCCGCTGTATTTGCTTTGTCCGCCGCGTTCATCCATCAATACATAAACAGCCGGTTGCGCATTCGGCGGCACATCCACGGCAGCTTCCAAATCAGCCGCCGTGCCGATGATTTTTGCCAGCGGCACCTTGGCGCGCAGGCGCTGGATGACTTCGCTCAACGGGAATGGCCCGACATTCATAGCGCCCCCAACGTCTGGCGGTTGTGAATGCGCGCATTGCCGGATACGTGCACCGTGCCGCCCGCAGGTGTGGCTAGCGGGTCATTTGCGCCAAGCAACACCTTTCCGGCGGACACCAAGCCCAAAAACTCCTGCGCATTGCGATAATCGCGTTCAATGCGCCCGCTTGTTTCCTGCGTGCCTTCGCGCTGGACGTGCAATAAATACCGGGCGATATTTCTCGCCCAGGTGCCAACAATCGGAAACCGCTGCACGTCCACCGGCAACGCATACCCGCGTTTTGCCAGATGCGCATCAATCTCACCGCACGCACGGACAATCGTTTGCTCGATTTCATCCAGCGCGCTGACCGCGTGCGCAAGCTCGGCAGGCGACCAGTCCGCCGGGTCTGGCGTTACGCCTTGCAGCATAAGCGCCAGTAACTCCGGGGCCACGCCAAACAGCTCGGACAGTTCATTGTGAACGTCCGCGCCGCCCGCCAATTGCTGCGCCGTCAGGTACATTACGCCACCACATCCGGGAAATAAAACCCGAGTTCGGGCGCAGCAATCACTTCTTTGAGCGATTCGCCCACGCGGGAGCGAACACCGCCGCGCATGCCAACATCCACATCCTCAATCCGGGCGGCAACACGCTGCCCCCATTGCGCGGTAAATCCGAACGTCGTCCCGCCCTGCACCCCGGCGACGCGGTCGCGGTAAATAAACGCTGCACTCGGACCCCAGGCACGGTGCAATTCCACATTCTGTCCGGGGCGGTTGATGTTCAGTCGCGACTTGCCGACATAAATCGCATCCAGTTCAAGATATTTTGTCAGCCAGTCCAGCGGCACAAACCCGTCTGTCGTGGGTTTGCCATAATACGCGGTCAATATCTGCGGGTTCCTGCGCAGTGCGGTCGCCGCCGTATTGCCCAAAATGGCAATATTCGGGCGCAAAAGACCGTTATCCAGCGCGTCGATGATCGCGTGCAGGGGTTTGCTGTCCGGCTTGTTCCACTTCGCCGCTGTGGCGGTGGTCTTGACATGTTCTGTGATGTAGGATGCAGGATTGAACACCAAGCGCGAGGTGCGCACTTCGCGATCCAGCGCAATCAGATTGCTCCCGCGTTCGGTCGCATTGCCGACCGGATCAACTCCGCTGCCGCTGGCGGCTTCAATATCCGCATTCGGTACCGGCATGTCCAGCGCATACTCGGTGACCGCATCGGTCATTTCATCAAACCCGAATGTCACTTGATTGGGGGCGGAGGTACGCCCGACCCGGGTATCAGGAATCGTAAAACCATCGGCCAGACGGTGCTTGTGCCATTTAAATTCAGGCTTCGCCACCGGGGTGCGTGGCAGCACGTCATCGGCAATATAGTCATCGTTGCGATACGCAATCGTAATCGCGGTCAATACCGGATCAACGGGAAATGGAGTGGGCATGTCAACGTCCTCAGGGGATTACAGCGCGCCGCGCTGAAGGAAAATGGAGCCGATATCGCCAGCCGCGCCGGAAATCTCGGCATAGCCTGCGATCTGATCGCCTGCGGCGGCGGGAATCGCCGCGCCGTCGGCATTTGCGGTCAGCGCCGCACCGCGGGTAATCGCCGCGCCGTAAATCACCGGCGTCACGCCAGAGCGGATGACATCAACGTGCTGGCCGGTCGCATACGCAACATCGCTACTGACGCCAAGAAAAGCGTCTTTCTTCGTTGTCGCCAGTGCGGCCTCGCCATCATTCGCGCCGTACTTGACCAGCACGCGGGCGGGAATGTCAGTGCTGGCGGTATACGCCAGGGTCAAACCGGGGTTATTGCGGCTCATGCTTCACCTTCTTTCAAAACGTGGTTGACGGCGGTGGTGAAAGACACCTCAATTCCGGCGCGTTTCTGATCGGCGATATACGCACGCGCCTTGTTTGCGGTGAGTTCGTGATTGATCGCGGTTTCGGTGCTGGCGGGTTTTTTGTGATCCAGCCCTGATGCGCCCGCAATCACCGGCGCGGCGGCGATAAATTCCTGAAACTGTTTCAGTCCGTCCGCCTCTTTGCACTGCGTGCGGTAATACCCTTCGCTGACCGGGGCGATTTTCCCGGCCTGGATTGCGCCTGCAATCGCGGCATCAACGGCGGCCTTGTGGGTCGCCTCATTGAGTGCGCGCAGGGTTTGTTCGGCATTACT